TTTCCTGCGGCGAGCGGACGCCGAGCGCGACTTCGGCACGGAACGCGTTGATTTCCTTGAGCGGGTCGGGCGATTCCATGCCCGGCGCGATCCATTTGTCCGACCACGGTTCAAGCATGGCAAAGGCCGGGGCCAGCTCCGGGCGGCGCAGGCTTTCGACTTTCAGCCAGTCGCGGAAGACGGGGCGGCACAGCCAGCGGATATGGTTTTCCTGCGCCGGCTTGAGGGCCTGCGCGAGGTCGAGCCGGATGCCGCGCAGGTTGGAGTAGGATATCTGGTCGTAGTCGCCGGTGAGCAGCTCATAGGTAAGCCCGGTCCCCACGGCCAGCGTGCGGAGGTTGAAGCGCAAAAACGGCTCGAACGTCCCGGACTGGCGGTTTATCTGCGCCAGCGTGACGGAATCCCCGGCCCGGAGGTATTCGAGCGTCGCGTTGGAAAGGTGTTCGGCCCGGCGGCCCGCGGCCTTGCGGTCGGCCTGAAAGCCGACGGGGTCGTTCGACTGCACGAAGCCGAGGTATTTGGATTGCAGGCGCGTGGCGTCCAGTTCCGAGTCCAGCAGCTCGGCGAGGTCGCCCGCGACCATGACGCAGGCCACGAACGGGCTGATGCCGTGGAGCTGTCCGGGGCGCAGCGCCTCGAAGCCGTGGATCACCTGCGCCGCGGGCACGCGCACCACGCGCCGCGTGAATGCGCCGTCGTCAAACCAGTAGGCGGCGATGCGGCGCGTGGCTTCTTCGTATTCGATGCCGCCGTCCAGCGCGTTGCCGTCCGCCGCCCGCGCGCCGTGCCCGGTGAGCCGGTCGCCCTCGATGCCTTGCAGGGCGTAGCGTCCACGGTCGAAACGCCGGATGAAGAAGTATTCGCCGCATTCGAGGAGCTGGCGTTCGGCCAGTGCCTGCATGTCGTAAAAGTGCAGGCGGCCCGAGAAGTCGGCCTGTTCGCACCAGCGCTCGAACGCGCTTTCCACGGCCTCATTGAGCTCGGCGTCAAGCGTTGCGGAAGCCTTTCCCGCCCCGTAGTAGCGGGCTTGCAGCCGGATGCCGTTGCCCACAACCAGCGCGGCGCGCATCCTCACAGCCCGGTCAAAATAAGGAAAATCGCGCACAAGCTGGCGTACGCGGGCACGGACGACGCTGGAACTTGCCCGCACCACGTCGTTGACGTTCCGATCCATCGGAAGCCACCCGGCGGCGTCTTCCGTGGGCCGGGCCGCAGCGTACATGCGTTTGCCGTGCGCGAGCCGCGTCCCCGGCGCGAACAGGCCGACGAGCTTGCCGAGCCGCGCGGACAGGCTCATCGGTCCGCGCTCCGCACGACCGTGCGCGGACGGTATCCGGTATCGCGCGCCGCCTCGTCCGCCGCCTTGCGCTCCACATAGTCGAGCATCTGCATGAACTCGGCGGGCGAAAAAAATTCCCGTTGCATCCCGTCAATATCATACGACTTGACGCGCCAGTTTCCCGACGCGAGATCGTTGCGCATCCGTTCCAACGTATCCCGAAAACTTGTAAACGCCATACCGCACGCTCCTGATTGGCGAAAGCATCAGCCAGAATTGAGCAGAAAAAAGGCGAACGCGCAAACGGGGTTAATGCGGTGCGGAGAACAACGTGGAAACGTTAACGGGGAGAGGGCGGCTTGCCGACAGGGGAAGGCGGCTGCTGGCGGGAGCATCCCCAAAAGGGCATATGGATGGCAATGCCGGAGTGGCCGCCGGCGCACCCGGAAGAGGCGGGGCGACGAATCCGGCGGACAGGATGCCCCTCGGAAAGCGGGAGGGGGCGGGATGGAGAAACCCAAAAGTGGTGCGGCTGGAGGAGCGTCGCACACAAAAAGGCAAGGCGACGTTTTTCCGCTCCATGAGCGGCCGGGGCCTCACGGACCCCCGGACGTCGCCTTGCCGGTTATGGGGATGCCCCAAAAAGGTATCGGCGGAACAATACGGAACGCGTCATCCTCTCCGTTTTCGGGAGATGCCTTGTGCTTCATCCCAAAAGCCGCTATCAGAGGCGTGGGCCGTCCTCCGGGTAAAGGAGGAAGCCTATGGCACAGTTCCTGCTTGACGTCGTGGCCAATGTATTGGCCGGCGTCATTGTGGCGCTCATTATCCGCCGCTTTCGCGGCTAGAAAATGAGTTTGCCCGTGTGGGAACAGCCATTCTCACACGGGCTTGAAACTTGGTGATGAACTAAAATCGCCGGGGGACTGGCCCACGGGGCGGTGAGTGTTGGTAGCACTTGCCGCCCTTCTTGCGTTCAAGATAGCGACGTTTGCCGCGCTTGGCAAGACATGATGCTTAGTCTTTTGTGACGTTTTCGAAAATTCGCCGGATGCCTTTCAGCTGTTCCACGCATGAGGCTATTTCCCAGAGCAGGGCCCCCGAAAACAGCCCGCTGAAAATGCAGGCGAACGCCAGACTGTACTGATTTTCCGCAAAACATCCGAAA